CGGCAATCATGGACCACGGATCAGAGAAAGCTAAACCTGTTTGGCCTGAGTATTGGAAACTAGATGAGCTTGAGAAGGTTCAAGCAACACTGCCCACGGGTAAATGGAATGCGCAGTGGATGCAGAATCCTACAGCAGAAGAAGGTGCAATACTAAAACGTGAGTGGTGGAGGATATGGCCAAACGATTGGATACCAACATTGCACCATGTCATACAAAGTTACGATACAGCATTTTTAAAAAAAGAAACAGCAGACTACAGTGCGATAACGACATGGGGAGTTTTTTATCCTGATGAGGACAGTGGTCCTAATTTAATGTTACTTGATGCAGTCAAAGGACGATATGAGTTTCCAGAATTACGTAGACTTGCATTAGAGCAATATAAATACTGGCAACCTGAATCTGTTATTATTGAGGCAAAAGCAAGTGGTTTACCTCTGACTTACGAACTACGGAACATGGATATACCTGTTGTAAACTTCACACCATCAAAAGGAAACGACAAGCACGCACGTGTTAATTCTGTTGCACCTTTATTTGAATCTGGTATGATATGGTGTCCGGAGCAGAAATTCGCAGACGACGTCATGGAAGAGTGCGCAGCATTTCCCTACGGCGATCATGATGATTTAGTGGACTCAACCACACAAGCCATCATGCGATTCAGACAAGGTGGGTTAATACAACACCCTGAAGATTATATCGACGAACAAGTCGAAAAAACTAAAAGGAGTTACTACTAATATGGGTATAATTACAAAAGGAATGGGCGCTATTTTAAAATCTAAAATGAAAGCAGCCGGTGTTAAAAAACCAACTTTTCCAGGACCAAAAGCGATAGATATTTTAAATAAAGAATTAAAGAAAAAACAAAAATTTAGAGGTGGTAAATTTTCTGGATCTGATATTGTTGAAAGCGCTGCAAGAATGCGTAAAGGTAAACCTGGTAAAAGTTTTATAGAATTAGACGCAAGAATTAAAAGGGACTTATAATGACACTACTTACAAAAGGAATGGGAGCAGTTCTTAAAGGAATTACTACAAAATCTGGAAAACATGCTAAGTTAGCAGAAAAAGGGTATCAAAAAGTAAAAGTACCGCGTGTTACTGAAACAAAAAAAGGATCTACGACACAAGTTCGTATGGTAGGACCTCTTAAAGGTTTTTCAACTGAACCTAAAATGCCTAAAAGAAAAGGACAAGGTGTGTTATTTACAGAAAAATATGAAACAATGCCAAAAGACCCTAATGTTCTTCCAGGTCAATTAAAATTTAATTTTAAAAGAAAGGGAATTACCGGCAGATATAATAAAAAACAAAAATAAAAAAATAATGATAAATAAAATTATTAGAAACTTTGTTGCTAAAATGGTAGCCGGTCGTTCTGATGACGGCATCATGATCACACTAAAAGATCCACAAAAAGTAGAATTTCAAACAGCCATGATGCAAGATTTATTGATGCGTAGAGGTATCGATCCAAACGCTATCCAATCAGAAGCGCAGTTAAAGATGATTATTAATCAGATTAAAGCCATGGAAAAAGCAGAAGACGCTGCACAATCTGGTATTAGAAACACAGAGTCAGCAAAAGTATTTAACATAGAAGGTCAATCATTAGATCCTAACAAACCTATCATTGGTGGCACTCAGGCAGGTAAAGAATTAAGCAAAGAACTTTCTGAAAGATTACGTGGCACAAACACACAAAGAATAAAACAAAGAATTTCAGATCGTGAAAAAGTAAGAAATGAAATGAAGAAGAAGTATGGTTTCACAGATGAAAGACTTGATGAAATTGAAAACACTCCAGTAGACGAAGAAATGGCAGATAGGTTAATAGCAGAAACAGACCTACCACCACCAGGAAGCAGAGGTGGTGCTGATGATATCGCAGCGCCAGTGCAGTCCTCAGAAGAGTCATTAAAAAATATGATGGAAGCAGAAAACAAAAAAGCTATTGATAATTTAAAACAAAAAATGGCAAAAGAAAAATCTAGAACACAAAGAATATCTGGAAATTTAAGAGCAGACAACGCACAAAGAGTTGAGATTGGAAGACCTAAATTAGATGAAGATGAATACAATTACTACAGAGAAATTTTAGGAGAGGATGCAGAGGTGGATTACTATCCAGTAAAAGGTGACGAAACAAAAGAACTTTTAGAAGCCATGGTCAAAGAACAAGAAGATGAAGTAGCTTACATGAAAAGATTGTATGACAAAGGTGCGTTGGATGACCCTGAGAAAAAAGCAGATGGTGGACGTATTGGTTTCTTTCTGGGTAGTAAACTTCCAAAAGGTCTTGCAACATTAAGAACTATGTTAAATTATATGGGTAAGAAAAGTGACGTAGTTAAAAAACCTTCTGACGTTTTAAAAATGGTAAATCCAAAATCTTTAAATAAAATGTTAGAAGATCCTAATCTTTTATTTATGAAGGGCTCAAAGAAAGAAGGTATCATGGCAAGTGATATGGTTAAAAATTTTCAAAGCAAGATGGGTGAAGACAGAGTTCAAGTAGTAAGAGATATGTTAGATGCAGCTAAAAATATAAAAAGATCAGACGATAAAATTTTAAAATATAAAAATGAAATTAAAGAAAGAATGATGAAAGATTTAAATATGTCAGAAGCAGAAGCTGATAGAGCTGCTACAGCAATGTCTCGACTTGCAATGGATATTACAAAAATGCCTGACACACCAAAACTAACAGACGAAGGAATTTTACAATTAGAAAACGTGTTAAAGAACATGGAGACAGGTGGCAAAAAGAAAAGAGATTTAAATGCTGACGGTGGTCGTATCGGTTTGAAAGAAGGATCAGGAATGACAAGACGAACGTTCTTAAAATTATTAGGTGGTGCAATGTCTATACCTATCATTGGTAAAATTTTAAAACCATTAAAGATTGGTAAAAAAATAACTCAGGTGCCAATCATTAAAACAGACAACGTGCCTGGTAAACCAGAATGGTTTGATCAATTAGTTAACAAAGTAATTATTGAAGGTGATGAAGTTACTAAAAGATTTGCAACTAAAGACAGAGAAATTGTACATATGAAAAAATTAGATGAAGATACAAATGTAACAGTATATCAAGATCTTGACGAAGGTGCTGTTAGAGTTGAATATGATAGTCCGGAAAATGTTTACGGAGATCCAGTTCAATTACAATACAAAAAACCTAAACCTAGTGAGGGAGATCCAAGACCATCAGCTGAGTTTGACACTGCAGAGTCAGGTCCAGTTGGAAGAGCTGACGGCCCTGATGATTATTCTATAGAAATAGAAGAACTTGGTGGCACAAGTATTAGTGATTTAACATCTGATGTTTCTAAACTAAAAGCATATGCAACAGGTGAAAAACCTACACTAAAAGAATTTATACAATCTAAAAAAAGAAAAGACAGAGCTAAAGCCATATCAGAAGGTGGAGAAAATGAAATGGACGAAGTCATTAGAAGACAAGGTGAGTTTATAGAAAATGATTTAGTAGATCTTGATCCACCTGATCTTGCATCAGGCGGTATCGCTAGAATGTTAGGTGAGTAATGGAAGACTTACAACAAAAAATTATAGAGTTGATGGATCTCTTCGACGAAGGAGAAGTTACAACAGCAGATAAAATAGACAGGCCACAAAGAGCATTAGATAGAGAAGCTTACGATGATTTCATGAAACGTAATCCAATGGCCGGTGGTGGTATGTTAGTGCAACCAAGTGCTGATGGATCTAGACCTGGGTATGCTAGACCGGTAAAATCAAAAGTAAAAATGACCGTTGCTCAAGCACTTAGTCAAATACTAAAAAATAAAAAAACATTTTCAAATAAGGCGGAGTTAAAAGAGTTAGTAGATCAAAAAACAGGATTAGATATAAGTCAAAATATTTTAAAACCACACAAATATCCGGCTCTTAAAAAAGTAACTTATGACTCGCAAACTTTAAGAGAAAAACAAATAAAACGAAATATAAAAGAAGGAACAACTAGAAAAGACAG